TGCAATCAAATTTGATGAAATACTATCACCTTGGACTTGATATGGAGCTTGACGACCACCAAAAATATTAGAGGATATACTTCTTCTAATACCTCTAATACCTCTTCCTATTGGTGATGATAGTCCTTGTTCCTCATCCATTACGTTCTTGTTGTGCTTTTAGATTTTCTTCCTCAACATATTGTTGTAAGAGTGCAACATAAATTTCCCTCTCCCACGGAATCATATTCTCAAGTTCAGTTAAGCTATATTTATGGTGCTGCATCAAAGCAAAATTTAATTTGAAGTATGACGCAAGATCTTCGTGTGCCATACTTACCCGAAAAAATTCTGTAGCCCCTCTAATACAATTTCACACTCTTTTTTAGTGTTTGGATTTGTTACCTTAACTGTATGAGACAGTTTAGGCATTGTTTCAAAGAATTTTTCTATTGCCTTGAACTGTTTAGAATCTAATTGTTCTAAAAAAGTTGATAATTCTTTTTTTGTACAATCAGCAGATGCCCAAGATTCCTCCTCTGAATAGACTTGATCAATACAAGATGCAATTAAATCAAATGTATCATCTACATTCATTTCAGTTGTAGTTGCAAAATTATTCTTAATAAATTCATTTAATGAAGGATATCTCATTTTGAGAGTAAATTGTTCATCAAGTTTAATGTCAGTTTTGTGGTCTTTCGATTTTTCAACTTTGATTGAATCAATATTAATTGACATAGGAACTTGTGTTTTTTCATCATCAGGACAAGTAACCATCACTTCAATCTGTTCGCCAACTGATTTACCACGAATATTTAAAAACAAATACTCAATATCAAATGTTGAAAGTCTATCAACTTTTATACCCTTTGATAATATACATTTTGAAATGACATCTTTAACAGCTCTTGCGATCTGTTTTGTGTCCTGTGATTCCATTGCTAAAATAAGAATCTTTTCTTCTTTAACAAGGAAAGGTCTGTATTTAATTTTTCTATTTGACGAAGGAAGAGTCAACTCATAAGTAGGAGTTGAAATGGTTGGTAAAGGCATAATAATTATTACACTTCAGATAAAATTATTTATAGTGGTTTTTAAAATCTATTATATCACTTCATATTTAAATTGTCCACCATCCATTCCAATTCTATCATCTGAACCAACTATTGTTCGATTATTTACAACTGCAAATTGAGATCCTTGATTCAGTAGAGATAATCCACCAAAATTAGGGTTAACAATATCATCTAAAGATTTTGCATCATTGTAGTTTAAATTTGCTGCATTACCAGATCTTCCACCTGCATTATTTAAATCTAATCCTAATGCTCTTGCAAGAGAACTAGTTTCACCACAAATATATCGATCAAAACTAAATGTTGCGGTTGCTTTTAATACTTGTGAATTTTGGTATGATACTCGTGTAGAATTGAGAGACAATGGAAACATCCCTACAAATCTATACTCTAAAAATTGGAAATGATTTCTTTCAAATTTTACAACTCTTGTATCATTAGATTTATATTCATCAGGATATTTCATTTTAAAGTGATATGTATCAGATGAAGGATCAGAGATTGAACCACTTGATATAAATTCCATCCAATGCTCTAAAAATTTTAATGATTTATATTCATTATCAACATAAAAATCAAAATTAATTTGTGTAAAATTTCTTGTATGAGCAAATCTTTCTATAACTCCTTGATAATCACCCGCAGTATTAAGTGTTGCCATCGCACTTCCTGGCAAAACTGCATCACTACAAAGTAATCCTACATTATCTGCTATAAAACGATCATTAATACCTTTCTGTCGTAAAAATCTACGACAATCTCCTCTTGGTAAAACAAATTTTACTAAAAACTGCGATGTCTGAGCTACATTCTGTAACTTAGGCATTATATCTGATATTCCTCTTGGTCTTGGTGCTGGCACTCTAAATACTTCTATAGTATAGTTATTTAGATGGCTTATAAGGGAAAATACTATCCATCCTTTCCTAGAAAGTATAAAGGTGATCCAACTAATATTATTTACAGGTCACTTTGGGAGAGAAAGTTCATGGTGTATTGTGATAAGAATGCAAAAATTTTAGAATGGGGAAGTGAAGAAATAGCATTACCTTACATATCTCCTCACGATAGTCGAGTTCATCGTTACTTTCCAGATTTTTATATTAAGGTTCAAGAAAATACAGGAAAAGTAAAAAGATATCTGATTGAAGTTAAACCACTTAAACAAACAACAAAACCAAAAAAACCAAAAAGACAAACCAAAGGTTATATTCGTGAAGCATTTGAATATGCAAGAAACCAAGCAAAATGGAAAGCAGCAAGAGAATTTTGTGCTGATCGAATGTGGGAGTTTAAAGTAATTACAGAACAAGAGTTAGATATATGAGTCGTATAGATCCTATAATGAAAAGATTTATCGGTAATGAAAGTGCCGATGATTTAGCAACAGATATACTCGAAGTGTTGACTGAGGGTAGTAATATTCCTGAAGCAGGAAATTATTATGTCTTCGTATATAATGCAAAAACACCTGGTATTGCATACGACTCACATCCACTTGTTGCTGTGACTGATGTTTTTCAGTGGGGATTCAAAGGATTGAATTATCATTGGGGTGAAATGAGACAATATACATTCCCAGAAGTAGTGGGTGGATTATATAAAGTAGATGAAATGGAACTAAGAGATTTAAGAACTCTACCTTTTGTCAAAATTCGACTAAATAGTTAAAAAATTAATATTTCATGGGACAAGGTTCATACTCAAAAACGTTTACAAAGAATTTCAACTATGCAAAATCTATGGGTAATTCTCGTAGTGATGCGTTGAAGTATGCGTCAAATTTAGTAAATACTGGTAGATCTGATGTAGTACAAGTAAATCGAGGAGATGGATCAAGTAATCAGGTACTATCATATCCGATTAAGAGAAATAATGATGAAAAAACAGGTGATACACTTATGATTAAATGCATACAGTATCGCCCACCTAAAAATGGAACAGGTCTTACTATGACCGTTAAAAATGTTTATGGTGATAATGGTAAGCCAATCACAAAAGAGGTAGCTGATGCAAATAATATTGATCCTCCAGAATTTTCACATAACTTTGAGGACGCAAACACAAGACTGAAAAATAATCAAATAATTAAATATTACGTTGAACTACCTGCACCACAAGAAATAAATGACTCCAATTCAGTTACTTGGGGTGATGATAAATTAAACGCTCTTCAACTCGCAGGTTTGACAGTTGCACAAAAAGCTATAGCTGGTGGTACTGAAAATGCAGTAGAACTAGCTCAGTCAGCGATGGCTGTTATGCAAAGGGGACTTACAATACCAGGTCTAACCGAAGATACACAAAATGCAATCAGAGCTTCGATATCTGGTGCTGCTATTAATGCTTTAGGTGCAAACGTAAGTGCTGCAAGTATTCTTTCAAGATCAACAGGTCAAATATTAAATTCTAATTTAGAACTACTCTTTCAAGGTGTTAATCTTAGAACTTTTCCTTTTAATTTTACATTCTCTCCTAGAAATCCAAAAGAATCTGACGTTGTAAAAGCAATTATTAAATCATTTAAAGCATCTATGGCACCTAAAGCAGGAGACTATAATGGGTCTGCTCAAGGAATATTTTTAAAATCTCCTGATTTATTTCAACTAAAGTATCTTCATGATGGTGAAGATCATCCTTTCTTAAATACATTTAAATTATGTGCCTTAACAGGGATGAGTGTGAATTATACAAATGCGGGAACATATACTTCATACGGAGACGGTACACCAGTTCATATACGTATGAATTTAAATTTTAAAGAAATCAATCCAATATACAATGAAGATTATTCTTCTGATGAAGCAGGTTCGGGAGTGGGTTTCTGATGGGTTATTTTAAGGAATTACCAAATATTCTATATCAATCACCATTACTTCATAAAAATTCTTCTTCGGATTTTATAGGTATAAAAAACTTATTTCGTAGAGCTAAACTTTTTGATTATTTAAATAACAATGTAGTTATGTTCAACAAATTTACTATTGGAGATGGTGATAGACCAGATACCATAGCAGAGTCTTTATATAATGATTCTGAACTTGATTATGTTGTTATTCTTGTTGCAGGTATTACAAATATCAATCACGAATGGCCACTTCAAGACTACCAAGTTTATGATTATGCTTTACAAAAATATGGTTCTGAAGAAAAAATGTTTGAAAATCATCATTATGAAACATTTGAAATAAAAGATGATAAAGGAAGACAAATATTACCACCAGATTTAATTGTTGATAAAAATTTTAAAATGGATGGAAGTGCATTAAGATTTAATTCAACTTACACAC